CCGCAGAATCGACTGCAACGCCCATTCTAACTGCTGGGGTATCGATAGTTACCTTTGCCTCAATAACAGCACCAGCAGCGCCATTACCAATGCCTTTAACAACGATTGATGGTGGAGCGGTGTACTCGGAACCAAATAGTGTTACGTCAGCATTGTAAATTTCTCCACCTGAAATATTTACACTGCCGTTAGCAACACTACCACCAGGCAACTGTGGACTTTCAACAGAAAGAATCGCTGAGTCATAATTGCCGCCAGTTTCTTTAACTAACAACTCTGAAACCTTACCAGAATCTTTTGCAATGGTTACCGAAAGACTTGTGTTGTTGGTGGCATTGTAAGTTGTCAATGATCCAATAATCAATCCTTCATTTTGAACGAATGTTTTACCATTATGATTGCTCAACACAAAAGTGTATACTTGATCATTTGTTAAAGTAACAACTCCAGAACTAGAAGCCGTTAGTTCATTGTTATTTCTATCAAGAACTTTTGATAATGGACCACTGCAATTTGATCTGGAACCAGTAATAGTCTCTCCAATAGTAACTGTCAGAGTTCCACTTGTGAATACACGAATTCTTGTATTTGGCAGTAAAGCAACTTCAGTTCCAGGAACAATGTACTTGCCTGGTTTATCACTTTCAGTATTTGTCAAATAAACTTTGATTGGAATATTTGTACTCTTTTTATTGAAGAAGAGATCAACGCTAGTAGCAAAGCAACCACCCTCATAATTTTCAATCTTGAATGTCTGTGCAAGAGGATTAGGTCTTGCCTCCAAGTCAGTTACGCTATCAATAATTTGTACACCTTCATTTGCTTTGAAGATAGATGGGGAAGTTGAATTAATAGTTGCAGGATTTTCTGGGAGTCTTCCAATTGCATAATACTTAACTTCTGTGTAAGTATCTACTTCTTCCTTGGGTGCATTTGATGCACTTGAAGTAAACTTAAATGTCTTAACTCCAGTAGTTACTCTAACCTGCTCAGAAGCAGTATCGTATTCGACTGTTTCTGGGCTGCCAGTCCATGTGGTATTTTGCAGAGGTGCGTAACCGCCAGGAACCAAAATGATACCACTAGCGTTACCATTTTCGTCAGTGACAATTGGACCATTAAATCCTGACAGGGAGTTAGCAGCAATTCCAGTAAACTTACTGTCTGGATTTACCCATCTAGAAATGTCAGTTCCTTCCAAGAAAGGATAAAGTCTTGTTGATGGCTTCATCCTCTTAAGAACATACTTGACAGCAATGCTTCTAGCAAAGAATCTTAGAGACGTTGCTACAGTTCCTTTCTCCGTAGAGTCAGTTGTTAGACCCTTTCCAATCTCATTATTCTTAGGACTTACATTAGAAGAACTTGCAACAGAAGCACTTTGTACCTTAGAATTTGCGGAGTCTGAATTAGTAGTTCCAAATGAAGTGATCTCTCCAGATGAATCTTTCGATCCAATCCAATTAACAATAAATGAATTGAAGAGACTTGAGAAAGAATCTCTAATTTCATTCTTAGAAATGAAGATAGAATATAGTTGAGTGTTATTATCGACAATCAAAGGTTCTACATTCTTATCATACCAAGGATCAATTCTTGGATTTAGTTGACCTTCGCCAACATACTGAAGAGCAACAAATGGATTTGGATTAATGGTTTTAGTTGCAAAACTATTTCCCAGTAATTCTAGCGTCGTATATGGTAGAGTTATGATGTCTCCAGTCTTCTGGTATCCATCAATAACTCTTTGATCATCTCTAGTGTTTACTTCTTTCAATGCAAATGATTCTTCATTTGTCTGACACCTGAGAACAGATTGCTGAGTGTCGATAGCACACAGATAATCGGCAGAAGAAATGTCGCCAATTAAATGCGTTTCGAAGTTGTCTACGATAAAACCAGTCTTGAATCTATCAAATCCGATTTCATCACGAATCTGCATTCCGAGTGCTTGTTGCTCAAGAATACTGAGAGTTGTGTAATACTCAAGACGCTCAATACGCTTCTCAAGTTTTCCAATATCTCTCATTGTATACCTGCGGTTATCTACAGGAGTAATTCTTACATCCTTGCTTGTGGTTGTGAAAGCAGGAATGTACATATAGTACAATGCAATAGCGTCATCAAGAGGTTCTGGACGAGTTGGGTTCTGTGAAGAGTTACCTTCCTTAAGAACAAACTGACCCTTTTTGTTTAAGAAAATTCCATCAATTCTGTTGAGGAATTCTGACTGACTGAAACTAAATGTAAATTCTAAGTTTGAATCTGGAGCTGGAGTTACAGAAACAACACCGCCTTCTCCACTAAACACTGTAGTTGGTTGCTGTCTAGAAGAAACGTTAGCAAAACCAGTTACATATGAAGTGGAGTCTACTTTTGGTCTGAAGTCAAGGACGTTCTTGAGTGAAACGATGCCATGAACAGCGGAGTTGAAATTAGGGATCTCTTCTAGGGTTACGCCTGCTTCGTGAGAATAACTATCTACAGTACAGAAATCTCCCTGTGAATGCTCGAAATAATCAAAAGCAACAACTAACTGTCCAGTCGGTGCTGGATATCCTGGTTTCAAAACAAGTCTTGAGACATCATAATATGTGTCTCTTTGTCCATCATCAAAAGTAAATCTTTCTGTGATATCACTACCATTTCCTACAAGATTTCCTGCAGTATCAACATCTGGTGGTGCAACAGAAGTTCCTTCATAAACATATCTAACTCTAAAAGCGTCAGCATATGATGAAATAACAGTTGATTCATCATCGTAGTTTTCACCACGAATAGGAATAATTCTATCTCCAACAGACTTGATAAGGACTCTCTTATTCTTAACTGCCGTCTTAATTCTAGGACGTGCTTTTGTTAGTTCTAGAGTTGCCGAGAGTTTTAGTTTGGGGAAATTTGATGAAGCATTGAAGACACTAGTTGGTAGACTGATAACAACAGAACCAGCATTCAATCCACTTGCTTGATCCGTGGTGTTAGTAGTAGAAATATTATCAGAAGTTAAGTAAATTACATCTCCTGTCTTTACGTTTGTGGCATCACCTGGATCAAGAACTGTCATGATGAAATTAGATTCATCAAAAGTTACAAATCTCTGTGTGCCAAATGGCAATTGTGCAGTGAATGTAATGAAGTTACCACTAGTAGTTGACGTTGTGATAAAGTCTCTTCTATAGTAGTACTTAATTTTAGAGTCCTCAGATCCTCTGGAAATTGAAGATACTTGACCACTACCAGTAGGATAGATGAGTGTTCCTTGAGCAAAATTATCTACCTTAGGAACAATCTTAACAATATTTCCATTTACAACTTCTTCTGGAATTGACTTATCAAGATAAATTCTAGACTTGTTAGTTCCTTCTGGTTTTGTTGCATATTGAACAAGAGCTCTTACAGAAAGACCATCCGTTCCAGTATATTGTACATAGTCTCCTTGCTTCAGGAATTGGGTGGCATCTCCACCAAATCCATTACACTCAAGGAACTTAAATCCTTTCTTTCCAGAGAAAGTAAATTCTGTTACAGATACAAGGTTTGCATAAGTTGTATCATTACTCTCCACGTCCGCAGTAAACTTATTGACACCAAGCGAACCAAATGCAGCACCAAAAGATTTGACATCTTGTGGACTATACGTTACAACTGTATCTCTGAATAAGATTGCGTCAACTCTTGCCGCAAGAGCAATGTTACTTATGCCAGCAGTAACTGTAACTACTGGTGGTTGTGAATATGTTTGATTGAATGCTGCTCTATCTCTAATCTTAACGTAAGTAACATAACCAATGCCTCCAGTATCAGTAGTGACAGTTACTTTCGACGTATCAAAAGTCTGACCATTGATTTTAATATCTGTTTCCTGAGGATATCCTCCAGTACCTCTATACTTAGTTACGAAGTGGGAGATTGTATTGTCTCTAGCAATCTTAGCAGCATTATCATTTTCGTCCTTCAATACTTCACCTGACCTGAATTTACCAGACAAAGTACGAACCATTAAGATCCCAGAACTGCTGAAAGAAGACTGACTCGTTCCTTCTACAACACCATAAGCTCCACTGGTAGAACCGATAATGTAATCTCCAGGACCAAATCCTGTTGATGGTTGTTCTTCTAATGTAATTTTAGTAAAGAATGATGGACCAAAATAAGATAATCCAAATACGCTATTATATGCCTTTTCTCCACTAGATAAAGTGCCTTTAGATACAACAACATCTGTATCTGGATTGAATCCAAAACCTTTTCTCTTGAGAGTAAAATTGCTTGGTTTTGTTGTTCCAATTAATGGAGTTACAGATTCATTGTAATCAACAATATATCCAAGTTTTTCAACGGGTACAATACTAGCAACAGTTATTACAATATCATCAGTAGTATCTACTCCACCAATACTACTACCAAGAATTGTGATAGTCTCTGTTGGGGTATATCCAGTGCCTGCATCAGAAAGAGTTACTGTGGCAATCGCGCCAGTGCCATCTCTTTCAACATTAAACTTAGCACCAACACCATTTGCTGAACTTACACCAGTAACATCACTATAAGTTTGTGAAGACTGACCTGCAAGAATAGTGCCATTAGTTTTTGTAAATGAGTCAACAGGTCCTTGACCAGCACCAGTTGAAGTGCCTAAGAAAAGAAATCTTCTTTCTCCATCATCTTCAGCATCATATTCTATTAGAGCACTTAATTCTGCTTTATTACCAAGCAAAGTAATTTCTGCAAATCTTTTTGCTTGATCTCCAGGGCTTGCATCTGGTCTGGTAACAATACTAAAACCAATTACTTTGAAAGAGTTATAAGATTCTGGTAATCCAGATGCTCTTGTTGCGACAGCATAAAGATTTCCATTTGAATCGCAGATATCTGTAAATACAATAGTGGGAGCAGCATTATTTGCTGGATTCATTTTCAAAACCAGATCCTGCTGGCTGATTTCTACTGTTACTGTTTTGATAGCATCCGAATCTGTAAATAGAGATCCTCTACGATTGATACTGAATACTCTTTCATCTGCATCTTCAGTAAATCTTTGTCCAGAGACGAAATCAAGATTTTGACCTAACAAAGCATCATTGTAGATATTATAAAGTTCAACATCAGGATATGAAGTTAAGTCAGAACCCTCTGAATTTAGGGGAATAGATCCAGAAACATTACTTACAGAGTAAGTTGGAAGACCTCTAGTTTTGATTGTGATGTTATCACTGTCAAGAGTTTCTCTAGCCTTACTAACTTCAATAGTTTTAGTTTCTTTATTAACAATTTCATAACCTCTAATGTAAGCCTTTCCAGGTCCAACATTAGCGATCATTTTTTCTGATGCTTCTTGTTCGCTTAGTCCATTGTAATTTCCTTCGGAATCAACGGCATATACACCATTGTTTCCTTCTTTCTGTGCATATTCTCTAATATCAATAGAGAAATTATCTACAACATAATCACCAGACTCGTCATAAGTCCTTCTTGCCAGGGTCTGCTCTAGGAGCGAATAGTCTGCTTGTACTACTTTTTTCTCTATGACTCCTCTTTTTACTCTGAGGAGTTGAATAAAATTCTTATCTGTCTGTGTAGATAACTCATACTTTTTCAAAGTAAGAGAAATCTTTAAACGATGCGCTCCAGGTGCTGTGTAATTGGAAGAACCAATTGCATTATCATATAGTGATTCATCTTCTTCTGGAGTAACAATATCTTCTGTTACTAAAAATCCTACTTTGGCACTGGGAGCATTGTAATATGGATCAATTACTAAAAGCTCATCATCGTTACGAACAAAATATCCATTTACAAAGTAAATGCCTTCTTGTACTTTAACAGCGGAGCAAAAGCCCATTGCTGGACTTATAACAGATGATTCTGCACCAGTATCTGGATCAACAACAGTAATTGCAGTAGGCAGTACAGATCCATCTGTTCCGACTACCATTAAGGGGGTGTTTACACCATCAATAACTTCTAGAGTTTCACCTTGTCTAAAAGTAGTCTCGTTATTAGCGTTACCACTAGTAGTATAAATGACAAACAAAGTGTCTGCATTTGTTTCTGTAGCATTTTTTGAAGATACTACATTTCCGATAACACCAGATGTCAAACCTCTCAGTTGTCTTCCATGCAACTGGGAAATGTCATATTTCTTGTAGACAATATTACCAAGACCGTCATTGACAGCAACTTCAGAAACAGAAGACAACTTAACGTAATCAAGTTTATTGTTAAGTCCTACCTCCCCAGGGATCACTAATTCTCCCTGTTTGAAAGAATACTTACCAAAACTCTCAATCTGATTTTGTAGAATAGATTGAAGTTGTGTTAGCTCTCTGCCTTGAATCGAGTATCCAGGACGGAATAAAACTTTATAAAAATTCTTATTCGCGTCAAAGTCCTCGTAATAAGGATTTACATTAAGGTTCGTCTTCTGAGGCATCGTACTCCGCCAAATACTAGTATCTAGTCCCTAGTATTTAGTAGAGTTAAAAAAAATCCCCCGATCTCTCGGGGGATTTGAAAGTATGTAATTAAATCAGAATTCGATAACAAGTTTGATATCTTCAATCTGGTCAGGAGCACGAGTGATTAGTCTTCTGTTCTCAACATAGATGATATCGCCAGTGTTATTAGCAATTTCTGGTGATGCTAGACCGTTTGTTAGTTGTACACCTTCCACAATAGCATTATTTGTGGTATCGGGAGAACCAGCAGCTGCTGATTGTGCGCCAATGACAGTAGCGGAACCATTCGCTTCAAATGGATAAACTTTGCCATCGGCATCAGTATGTTGAGCTGGTCTTTGATAATACTTGAGGATTCCGTCAGTGTTTGATGCAGGATCTAGAGTCCAAGAAACTACAGTACCCAACGCTGATTTAAGACCACCAGCAACACTCTGAGAGATAATTTCATCAGCGATGTAATCTGTTCCGCCAGTTCCAGAAATCTTAATTGAGTATAAACCTGAAAGTGTGTTATCACTGGCAACTGCAAGAGAATTGGCGTCAATAGGATCTTTGATAATACCGATTCTGCGGAAGTCGTTATCTACGGGGAAGTCTCCAGAACCTTCTGCGTATGTCAAACGAATATTTGTCATGACACGCTTAGCATTGAGTTCCAACTCCATATCAGCACCATGACCACCTTTTGGAGGAATGATTGGTTCAATTGAAGCGACTGCATTTGGTGATGCAACACCATTTGAAAGTCCTTGATCGCCGTAGAGGTTGCCATCAGCAACTGAGATTGAAGCGTAAGAATAACCACTTCCAGGAATAACAACACTAGCACTATCGATGTTTCCACCAGCATTAACAACAACTTCAACTACACCACCACTGCCGTCTCCACGAACAGCAGTATATAGAGTCTGTGCAGCGGGAAGACCCGTTCCAGCATCTTTGACGACTACAACATCAATAGCACCATCTACTGCAGCTGCCTCTGTTGCGATTCTTGATGCGTTGGTTGGTAGAACAACTGGTAAGAAGTCCGAAGAGAGGAAGCGTAGTACGTCATCAGTTGGTAGGGTGTACATGTACTTCCAAACATACCCAGCACCTTGAGATTCTCTGAAGACACCGTTGCTGTAATTACCAGAAGTTGTTAGTGGTTCTTGCGTTGCATTTTGTCCAGCAGGGTTTGAAGGATTCTCGCCATTATAAAGACACTTAAATACTTCGTAGTTGCTGTTCATTACATAGAATTTAGCATCTGCAATGCTCGTGGCACCAGTAGCAGTTGCTTTACCAATCTGACCACCACCAGCAGGAGTTGCTGAATAGTCTGGTTTCCACATATCAAATTTTGGATTTGCTGAAAGGTCCCAGTTGTAACGTCTTACAACAGCACGGGCATATTCATCGGTGATTCTTTTTGCAGCAATGATGTCGTCATAAACATCATACTTTTCTTCCTGGTTATCTAGTGGAAGGGGTGGTTCATTTTCTGTACCATAACGATAGATACCAGACTTAGCAGTAACTCCAGTATCAGCGGCACCGTCGTATTCTTTTAGAGTTGTTCCTAGGGCACCAGGAACAGAATTTACACCGTTAGAACCAAAGACTGCAGTTACTAATACAGCGTCGGAATAAACTGCAGAGATGGTTGCTCTAAATGTAGCAGTGCCGTAACTTGCACCAACATAAACTTCATTTCCTGCGGTAAAAGTTCCGCCAGAAATTGAATATGTCTCTAGGTATCCAGACCATGGTTGAGGACGCCCAACAAAAAAGTACATGTTCGTACTTGGATTTTCAGTAAGCGACTCAAGAAATTGCTTCGCGTTAAAAATTCTAAACTTATCAGAGATAATAGCAGCCATTGGTTTTCCGTTCCGACGTAGTAATTTGTGCCTGAGTTATTTATATTTATGTGGTTATTTAGGAAAGTTCGTGTGGGATGATCTCATCGCCATTGGTGACGATACTTCCTCCTCTAATAACAGTACATCCTTCAAAAGTAGTTGCGGTAGTGCTGGTGTATTGAATTACCGATCCAGCAGATGTGAATAGATATCCACTAGATGGGAAATAACTTGTACTTTGTACTGTTACTGTTGGAACAACAGATCCTGTTGACTGTACAATTGCAACTGGATTCTGGAAGGATGGATTTGCAATATTCCATCTAATGCCAGATCTAGTAAAGTTTGAATCTGCCCTATCTTCGAAATCTCTAATGCTAACGTCTGCAAAATACCTATCAAATTGTTGAATAGACCATCCAGATACGTTTGCAGCACCATCATCAATATTCGCGTTCCAATCACCGAGGTTAAATCCTAAATTGCCAACTTTATAAGTTCCTTGGAACTCAATATTCTTGTCGGCATTTTTGACATCAATTATAGTTCCACTTCTTTGTGTGACCGTTTTAGATGTTAAAAATACACTTCCACTATTTCTAGTTACAACTGGATTGGTCCAAAGGATATCTTCTTGGAAATAATCAATTAAACCAGATGGTGGAGTGAATATTAGTAATTCAGTTGAAGTTGTTTCAAATGTTACAATAGCAAATGGTTCTAATCCTACTCCAGATCCAGAACTTGTAGATCTGAAGATTTCAGCTCCTGGTTGTGCTGTAGGACCAGCAGTAGAACTAATACTACTGATTACATTAATTCCACCAGGAACAACAGATACATAATCTTCTACCTGTCGTACATAAGTACCAGCTGCCCAGAATTGTTCTTGTGTTCCATCAACTCCTCTACTTGCGAAGAGGAAACGATCGTCGTACTTACGTGGATAGTAAATAAGTTCATTACCAACAAGAATCTTACCATTACTGCTAAATTTGGTGGTATCTGCAACATATACAATAGTATCACCGATATTAAGATCGATCTGCAAGAATGCACCAGGAACGCGGTTTGTAATATTATTGATTCTGGTATTATCAAGTTCTCTTGTGAATGATGTAGTAATTTCTCTGTTAGAAACAAGGGTAGAAGTAGAGAGAACATTGATAGAAGCAGTTGGTATAATTGAAGTAAGTTGCTTCGTAATTCTCTTTTTACCTACATCTACTGGTGTAACTCTATCTGTAGATCTAATACGAGTTTGAATGCCAGGTTGATCTGCACCAGTTGGCATATCAACATCTTCTTTATCTGGCCAAACATGATTTTCTATTTCATCTTGGACAGTTGATGGTGATTTCAGAACAATACTACTGATTAAAGCAAGACCTGGAGGTGGTAGAGAAATACTATCAATTGTACTAGTGATAAGAAGATCCTGTTTTAGTACCTTATTAACACCAACTTTAATTACATTTGTTTCAATTTCATTTTCACGAACAAGTTTATATCTTCTAGTAACAACAACTTTTGGTTCGGTAGTATATCCACTTCCTCCCTGTAAAAGTTCAACAGAAATTACATGACCATCTTTTACAATAACTTCTGCTCTAGCGCCACCGCCATTTCCATCTCTAGGCACAAATTCTAGGATTGGATTTGTGTAATATTGATATGCAGTTGCTTCTGCAACTCTTGGTCTATTTGGATCACTAAAATCGACAACCTTTTGATTCCAAACAAGATCGACTACTTCACCATTGTTAATGACAGCAACGACACTTAGACCTTCTCCCTTAGTAATTCCATTATATGGAGTTACTGTGTATGATCCATAGTGATCACTTGTTACATCAAAATTAGTTCTATATTCTTTTGCATATACAGCATCTGGGACTTTCTTGATGGTTCTGAATTCACTTTCACCATCGATCTTTACCTTATCCCCTGGTGAAATTTTAAAGAATCCCTTTTTCTTCAGAGCATCCTTAGTTTTTCCAACGTCCCCCTTATACCATGTTTGCGATTCTCTATAGAGTCTAACGGTTCCAGTTGAATCAACATTTTCAGTCGTTAGAGAAAATGGATTTACTAATGGATTTACCTTAAATACTGGTCCATTTGGACTTTGAATTACTCCAAATGATAGCTCTTCCGATTCTAGTATATTATTATTAGATCTTAGATTGACATAGAAATATCCAGATTTATGCCAATAGTTTACTAACTTACCAATTGGATTTTGTGTCCCATCGGTTCTTTGTTGATAAACATAGACATTACTATAAGTAGATGGAACTGGTTTCTTTGAATTCCACCAAGCATTAAACCCTTCATGTACCGCTCTTGATGGATCTTCAACTAATAAAGTCTTTTCAATTAAGTAACTTCCTGGTTCATGATCATAGAATGTTACAATTTTTTCATAATCTTTACCATAAAGCAGTCTCATATCAACAACATCCTCTTTTCTTAGAGGATATTTGAACGTAATAGCAGGACCACTGATTGTATAGGCAGAGTCATACTCTTGAATTACTCCATTTACGAGAACAACCAAGAATTTTTCTTCATCAATATTGACTACTTTATTATCTTCTACAGAAACAATCAGGAATGGACCAAGAGATGAAGAACCTTCATCTTCGACTCTTGTTTTATCTGTAGTGTATCTCTTATAAGATCCGACATTATAAGCAAAGAATTTCTCCACTGAAGTTGCTTCGCCAATTGTAAGTGCCGAGAAGTCTTGATCCCAGATTGGTGGGGAATCAAATACGATTTGGTTAGGTATTTTTGATCTATCAATATAATATGCATCAAATGCGGGATCATCTGGCGCAAACTGGTTCCTCTGAAGAACACCGTTCAATGAAACGAACAAATCATCCTCTGGTCCTTCTAGGATAACGTCGGTGCCATCTTCCCAGAAAAGATCAAATACTTTAGTTTCCCCATCAATATAATCTGGAGTAGTTCTTGTGACAGATGTGCCATCAATAGAATCTTGAATATTGGATCCAAGAGAAGAAATAGAAGAAATAACATCTTCACATTCTCCAAAAATTAACTGTGGATCAGGAATGATATTGTAATTCGTAACAGGAGTTAGAGTTACAAACTTACCCTGTCTGCTTGGATTCAGACTAGTTGGTTGAATTACATTCGGACCAGTATTAAAAATAGTATCGATAATATCATAATAAGTATTCAATGTGGATTCTACATCAGCACATGTTGGACTGTTTGCGTCATTAATAATTCCGTTATCAATAACTGGAGTGATATTAGTAAATCCACCACCAGAAAGTGTTTGCCTCATTGCCTGAACGCAAAGCTCGACAATTACCTTTCTAAAAGTAGCAAGAGTTTCTGTTAATTGGTTGTTGACATATTGCAACTGACTTCCAATAAAGTACAACTCCGCAAATTCAACTAAGTCACTATTACCACCAAAACGAAGATGCTTGATAACTGCATCTAATAAGAATCCAATATCTCTTCTGCATTTTGTTTCTTTAGATGTCCAGTTAATTAGAGGATATGTTACTTTTGCCCAGTTAACTGCATAATCTGTAATAAATTCTCTATTACTGTTAATAGTATTAGATGCATCATAGTAAGTTCCGTTGTTAATACCTGATAAAGTGAACGTTACTTGATCTAATACAGTAAAGATTGGAGGAACAGTAAGTGTGGTTCCTGGTCCTACAGAATAGGTGTTTGGAGGAACTACCCCAGCAGAAGATGTTGGACTGGTTACATTGACAGTTTGTGTACCAGAATATGGAGTAAATCCTGGACCAGCAGATCCTGCTGGTTGAGTGCCACTATCAAACAACGCAGTTGCAGACATCTTAATTTGTGTGTCGGAAATAATTTCTTCGACAATAACGTTATTTGCAAGAGGAATTGCCTTACCAGCACTAATTGCAGCACCTAAAGGAACTCTGCTTGTATCTGGAACTGTTAGTAGATTACTGCCAGCAGTAAATGAAGCTCCAGTTGTAGTCCAGTCCCAGTTAAGAGTAGCAAATTTGGCAAGTCTTACTGCGTAATCAAATGCTGCTTTTACATATGTTTCATATCCACTGTACGAATCAGCATATCCCTTTGCGTAATCAACCGATTTAGCATTTCCACCAAAACGAACATCATGTTCTACTGCTTGAAGAATAAGTCTAATATCATCCTTGAATCTTGGTTCTAAGATATTCCATGGAATGGTATTGTTAGTAATTACAGATGAATACTGATTTTCGAACCATCCAATAGTTTCTAGAACAATAAAGTCTAGATTCAATCTAATTTGATTAGCTGCATCTAACCATCTACCATTTCTTTGATAGATATTTTTTACTTTCTTGAGTACCTTTTTATTTTCTGTATCAGATCTAAATGAGAATACCTTACCTAAGAACTTTTGTTGTGGTACTTTTTGACCCTCTACAATTTTTTCTCCAAGAGGAGGAGCAGCAAAAGTAATTGTACTGCCATTTACTGTGAATGCTACTCCAGGTTCTTGTAAAACACCGTCAATAGTTATAATTAATGATTGCTCGTTATATGGAGTTACAGTTACATTAGTATCAGCATCCAATAATTGGAAAGTTTTTGTTCCAACTAACTGACCGTCATTATTAAATTCACCATCAAAGTTAGCACCAAGTTTGATACGAGTGGCAACAATGTCCGAAAAATTGTATTCTTGTACAGAAACCGAACCAGTACCATTCTTTGCCCTATAATCTTCAATTTTCTGTACACTTTGAGTAACAACTCTTCGTGTATTTTCAGAAACAATAGATGCATCCAGTCCTAACTCAAGAACAGTGAAATGACTTGCTTTGGGCGATTCAACTGGCATTTCAGTGTTTGCAGTTGCATCAATAGTTACTTCACCAAACAACTTCATACCAGCTGGGTGAGTTGTGCTCTTAATTAAGTCTCTCCAAACATTAATTGGAGTTCTTGATTTAATTACATAAGAGTAATCCTGATAGAAGAATGAATCTGTTATTTTTTGATTTGAGTTGCCAATCCTTCCTCTATCGGAAGTATAATATCCTTGATTATCATAAGTTGATTTAATAACAGGAGAAAATGTAGTCACAAAGATATTTGTGATTTTTGCTGTGTTACCACTTCTAGCACTTTGAATATCAAAATTTTCTCTAAATGTTCCTGTTACCCTAGAAACCTTTAGTAAGTTAGATCCCTCACGCCATCCACCGATAGCGATATATCCTCTAGCAACTTCTGTGCCATTAATTTTTTGGGTAATCAATTCTCCTTGCTTAAATGCATTATTCGGATAATCTTTCAATGCAAAGGTATAAGATGAAGTGTAGTTTGAATATAGTGTTTTATCTTTGTGGAAAGATGCGCCATTCCTTATAATAGAAACATTTTTTGGAATGCCAATGTTTGCGCCTTTAGCAAATACTTTTACATCACCCTCCACAACAGCAATTGTGGGAGCAAACGTATATCCTTTTCCTCTGTTCTTAACACGAATGTCTAAAATGTTTCCATTTCTGGAGACAATATCAAACTTCGCATCTCTTCCATCACCATCAATAATTACTACTTTGGGATTTGAATAGTTTGCTCCAGTTTTATCTACACGAACACCAGTAATAGTTTTTGTATAATCATCAAATAGAACCGTTGCCTCTGCTAGATTTTCTACAGAAGGATAGATTCCAGAAACAATTGGAGTCTTCTGGTAGTTATCACCAATGTTTGTAATAGCAATTTCAAAAATTTCACCAACAGCAAATGCAGAATTTGTTGTATATGTGATAGATCCACCACCATCCCACTGGGGGAACTTTTCAAGAGAATAGCAGAATCTATTTGAAGTTACATAATTTACTACTTTTCTTCCAGTCAGGGGGTCTTTTATAACACTTAAATATGATCCTTCAGAATCGCATATTTCATTCTTGTCGAAGTAGTAGTAATTACTAAACTCTGTTGCTTGCTTTTCTGTATAATTGTTAGCTGCAGTTCTTGCACCAAAACCAAACTTCAAATCAATAAATGCATTAGGATTGCCAGGCAGAGGAACAGACTGTACTTTTTCTACTGGAATGACATTGAAGTTTTTACTTGGGCTGAAATCTAGATAAGTTCCTGATAGCGAAGAATCTGAGGTATCGAATTTATACTTGTAGTATTCTTGAACTTCAATTACAGGATTTGTAAGATATTCAGTTGTACCATTTTTTCTAAATTCAAATTTATTGACAGGATCTGTCGCTTCAATAATATCAACAAATCTTTGAGGAGTACTGTTGTCAAAGAACGAGAACAGATCAGTGACTGGTTGTAACGTGGAAATGTTTGTAGATGATGGATAGATGATATACAACATCTGAGTCTCTGGATCATATGTTGTAGACTCACAACCATTAATTACAAAATTCGCATTAAAATTATATCTTCCATTGTAGAGAGAAACAGCTGCATTATCATAGTGATCAACTGCCTTGGTTCCATTCTGTCCCCTTTCTACAGTTACAGTATTACCAGAAATAGACACAATTTTGATGATCTCGTTATCAAGTTTGATCAAATCATCTTCGACAAATTTTGTTGCATCATCGAGAACAATTTTTGTCGATTCATTTGATACACCAACATGATCAACCAATAATTTTACTCTCTGGGTGCTATTTGAAGCACCAGATCTTTGTAATGATGCATCATCGACAGATAAAACATCTTCTCTCTTATAACCACTGCCACCATCAGTAATTTGTACGTCACTAACATAACCATCAGAATTAACAACAATATTTGCTGTTGCTCCCGTTCCTGATCCACCAGTCAAAGGAATATTAGTGTAGCTACCAGTGGTGTAGTCCCATCCTACATTAACAGTCAATAGTCTGCCAACACCGTTATAATTTACAGCAGTTTTGATCGTTGGTGTTGCTAACTTTAGATTCTGGTAAATTCTTTTTCTTACAAAATACGTTGTCGTAGTTGTAGAATCATCTGGATTAATGGAAACATTTACGATGTCATCTAATCCAACCCCATGATTATCTGTTGTTTCAATGAGAGCAACATTTTGATCAACTTTAAAAGGTTCTAGTCCATCGCTAAGAGGTGTGATGGTGATAATTCCTGTTCCTGAAGTATCCGATAAAGAATTGCTCTGTAAGTAATGATTTGGCAAATCATCTTCATTTTCAAAATAGAAAGGAGCAGTTCCTGTTGGAGTCTCTAATGTGCCATCGCCATTGTAGTCAACACTGGTTAATACTTTGACAATTACAATATTAGACTCTGATGTTGTCTCCAGAACTTCGCCATATGCAACCTCTGCGACAAATCCATCAGTTAATTTTACAATGGATCCAGCGGTATAGGAAGAAGGTTTGTTGAGCAGAAGACTCAATACCTTAATAGATGCCGAGAAAGTATTTGTAGTGTCAAATGTTCCTTGTACATCTCTCAAAACAACTGTATTATCGTTAGAAACATCACCAACTATCTCACCCGATGCTCCAGTAGCTGGTTGTGACAAAGTATCACCAACAAACAAATATGCTGGTCTTACAATCTCTAGTCTCGTTGCCTTTGTTTGTTGCGACTCTAAGAAATTTACGTTTTTACCTTTTAGAATTGATACGCTACCCTCAGCACCAAATCCATTTGTACCTGTATTATCAAATACAAGAGAAGATCCAACACTGAAATTATCAGATGAAGAAATAACTTCAATTTCATCAATACTACCAGACTTAATATCTTTAATTTGTGCAATTACATTTCCACCATTAACTGGGGTTCCAGGAAGATTGAAACGTCTAGAATCTAATGGAAGATCTTGCTGAGATAAATTCGAATTGTAGTTTGAATCTACTGGAAGAGAATAGTAGTTCTTTCCAATAATATATGGATAAACGGGAGTTTGTGAAGAATCAATAGTCAAGAAGTATGCGTAAGTTCCTTCGGGAAAATCGGGAGTTACGCAAAATCTTCCATTATTTTCATCTAAAGAACCGCTGCGATGGCGATATTCAAAGTCATCAATAAAAGTTCCTAGTGGATACGTTACAGTAGAAGGACCTTCTAGTCTAGTAGTCTTTTGAATATAACTAGATGTCATCCTAACAATAGGAGAAGAGGCATCTAGTGGATTCTCGTGAGCAAATGGACCATAAATTGGGTTGCCATCATATGCAAATCCCAATACAGGTGAGTGAGTTTTTACTTGTGGTTCTGTTAAAGTAGATGAAAGATTGTCATTTAAAGCTATACGCAGTGCTTTTGGATTTCCAACGTGACCATAACCATTTTCCAATTCTCCATTATAGTTGGGGAATAGGTATCCATTTTCGTTATCTAATTTATTTTTTAATGCTTCATATCTATTCTTTACCCAAGTTTTAAGTTCTGCCTCTGCTCTTGCTCCAGAACCAATAGGCAAGACCTCAACTTCAATTTCTGATTGAGTATAGAATTCTCCCTCACTAACTACTTCAAATCCAACAATTTTGCCAGCTTCAATCAAAGCAGTGTATTCAGCAAATCTTCCTCTACCTAGTCTATCTCTGATGATAATATCAGGTGGAGCGGAATAGTATTCTCCAGCATTGTCAATAACCAGACTCGTAACTTTTCCTAGAGTTACAATCGCTCGTACTACAGCGTTTCTACCAGAAGTAATTTCAACAGTTGGAACCCTTGGATATAAAGATACTCCTGTTAATTCTACAGATTCTAAAAATTCTCCAGCTAGTTTAGCAATTGCTTTTCCTGGTACACCATCAACCAAAACATTTGGAGGAATTCTATATCTAGATCCCTGACTTAAAACTTTAACGTTCTCAAGTCTTCCAAACTCAACCGAAGAAGAATCCTTGTATCCATAAACACGAGTTCCATTTACAAGAATGCCAACATCTGTTTTTGGCGTCTCATAAATTTCAGTGCTTCTAATTGCTTCTTTTCTAATTAGCTTTAGAAGTCTTTGATCTTTTACATTAGTAGGAATACTACTAGCACCATCTAAAATTGGATATGATGGGAAACCTGAAGATGCAATGTAATAATATTGCTCATCTTCAAAAATTGCAGATACATCAGTAGAAAGATTTGCTAAAGACTGCTGAATGCTTGGATAACCAGGAGTTGAAATCTGAGTGTTAGAAGAAAACTTCCATCTAACCGAATTTGTAGAAGGATTTACAATTTTAGAGTCTGCTGTTGTAAATCCAGGCAATCCAATCTCAACACTGTCGCCAGTAAATGAGTTTGGTTGACCGTCTGATACTTCAAGATTGTAAATTAAACCGAACGATAATAATTCTACACCCGCACCAAATAATCTAATTGGTTCATATACCTCTGTTCCTACGGGATGTACAGAATTATTCTGTCTTGTCTTAATTCTAAATTGGGTGATATTCTTTTCATCAAACGTAAAGGTCTCTCCCCCAATCAATAAATTTCCAGATTTTGCCCATCCTAGTGTCGAGAATACATCAATAAAATCTCCAAGACCAGCACTTGAATCAATTTGCTTAGTTAGCTCAGTCTTTGATGTAATAGAAAACTCACCATTAATGGTTTCTTCAGCAAGGAAGATGTTGTAAATTGCTTCACCATCAACATTGCTATCAAATCTTACATTGTCAACTGTAGCAGATGCAAATGAAATGTTGCCGCTGCTTGGTTGTGTAATAATTTTTCCAATAAGATCGTTAGGATTGCCACTTAGAATTTTTGCCTTTAGAGCATAACCTTTTACCCAGTCAGACTCAGAAGACTTATATGTAAAATCTTTTGGATTGTATAGTGTTGGTGTGTTCTCTTCTCCACCAGCAACTAGAGTATTAAAAATGAATCTTACAGAGGCATCTGTGCCCTTTGCCTTGTAAAACTTACGAATATTCTTAATTAAAGTTCTTTTGTCTACCTGACCCTTAAGGTACTTCTCTGGAAATGCGCCAAGATACTGTGCCTCAAAGCTCTTTACAAGAGCATAGAGAAACAAATTGCTAATATTATTAACCGAAGTGCCACTTGAGTGGAATGCAGCTTCGGTGCTGGTAAAATTAGATGCTGAATATAAATCTCCTAGTTTCGTGTTTCCACTGACTCCACGGGAAACTTCAAGAAACTGGGTGTTTGTTCTTTCCTTGTAAAAACAGATTTCATTTCCAATCTGAATATAACCATTCTCTTCTGGAAAAGAAGTTGCATCATCTACAGTGATAGTAGTGTCAGAAACACCAACATCGGAAGATAGAATGCTGTTTTGCTTGAGAATATTTTTCTCGTAATAATCGATGTCAGCATAAGTCTGCAAATTGCTGAGGACATCTAGTGGTTGTCCCTGCAACTCTTGTTGCTCATAGTATTTTGTTACGAACTTACTAAAAAGCTCATACTCAGAAGAGATAAACTCTGGGAGCTGAGACTCGATCAGAGTTGAAATTGACTTCTTCTTTACGGACATCTAAATTACTCTGCTACAGCAACAAAACTACTCTTTGCTACATCAACATCTAGGTAAACCTCACGTTTTGCAACAATATCATTTCGAAGTGGCTTAACTCTCAGTTCGATGCGATTATCACCAAATGTGCCCTTAATAATGGTCACATCATACAAACGAATCTCACCTTTTTCATAATCAACATCACCGATGTTATCATCCAAAAGGATCTTTTCACCAGTAATGCCATCTAGTCTATATAGGACGATTTTGCCTAGTCTATCTTCGATATAGACAGTGAAATCGGGGTATTCTGTAACAACAAAACCAGATGATGATACAACAGGGTCGTCATCATCTAAGAATGGATTTTGGTAACAAACCTCGTAGTATGCTGTAGAATTGATTTGAGCATAAAAATCTTTTCTCATCGTAACAGAGGTTAGATTTGAATTGATTGCTCGCTCGGCATTGTCGATGACAGCAATTGCTTTACTGTATCTAAATTTACCGTTAAATTTTTCTGTATTAGAAGTATCAATATAATCTTGGAATTCTTTGATTACCAAATCTCTAATTTGATTTCTGCCCAGTTCAGTGCTTGACTGACTGTAGAATATCCTACTAGTAACCTCAACGTAAAGAATAGAAGGATCAATAATCTCTGGGGTGATAGCAGCAACACGATACTCTCTTAACTGATCTTTGATCTGTTGCTTTGTTACAGAAGTTAAACGTGCTGCATCTTCTGGTTTAACAGAAATAAAGACCTTACCATATGCTGGTGGGTCTTGATCTTCTCCCCCAAACACAATAATGTCACTCACAGCAGGGTAGATATTTCTTACGATAGAACCGTAGTCTTGAGATGTAACTGCGCGATCCTGTGCAGCAAACATCTTTGGTGCTTGAAACTTGATCTTATCAACAGATTCAATTGATGCGCCACCAGAAGCAGAAACAGTCGATCCTGAAACAACAGCAACAGCAAAATTGACAGGATTGTTTCCTGATTGATTAAGAAGGTTTCCAGAGAAAGTAAATGTCTTTGCTCCATTAGCATCTGGACCAGAAGTTACTAAGTAAGAAATTTCAATCTTAGATCCATCCTCAACTTTCTTACCCATAACACCATCGCCAAAGATAACTTCGTATCTTTCTTCTGAAACCTCTTCTAAGAAATAAATTTCAGAAGAAGGCTTTGCTTCTAAGATATTTTCTGAAAGTGTATATTCTGTGTAAATCGTAGCAGTTGTGCTTGGATAAACTCTTACTTGGATTGTTGACGTGTCTACACCAGGGTTATCAATAATAAACCTCTGACTCTTCAGTGCAGACTGATATGTGTAAGTATTTTTAATCCAACTTCCCTCTTTAATGGGAATATCGGTAAATGTTGCAACACCATTCACTACTTGTGCTTTCTCATCTCTTGTAGCAATGAATTGGTATAAAGTATTGTCCCAGGAACTTAAAAAACCAGAACCTGCTTGTAGGGTCACCTCAGTGTCTGTTGTAGGGTTATTATATGACACTGTAAAGGACGTGTATGCCGTTGGAGCAGTCCTTGACTTAGGACGATACCCTAACTGCTTAGCAAGCGATACAACGTTGTCACGGAGCGATGCAGAGTCAATGAACAACTCATTGACAACCATGTTAGCGTTGAACGCTGTGTAGTAAGTATTGTATGCCAATACATCGATCACGTTTGAAAGAGCAGATCCTTCAAAGTCATAATCGGTAAAATCCGAATTCGCCCTAAGGTAGTCTTTTAGAGCAGTCTTGATTTGTGTAAAATCTAAATTTGCTACCTGAGTGTATGGCATTTATCGTGTGCTCTCTAAGAAAAAGTCAACATTTAATGGTTGATCATCTCTTCCAACAATGGTAAACGAAATTTCAACATTATAACCATTGTTATCATTGTCAGGACTAACAAGGACCGTATCAACCCTTATTCTTGGTTCATACACATTTAACGTTCTGAAAATAGCCTCTTTGATCAATGCACCACTAGCATAGTCTAGTGGTTCAAATAATATACGGTAAATGTCAGATCCAAGATCGGGTTGAAACGGTCTTTCGCCTCTTTGAGTCAAAAGTAAATTACGAATTGACTGAATGATGGCTGCCTTATCCTTAACGACAACGAAGTCGTCTGTTACAGGATGTTTCTTGAAGGTGACGCTCAAATCCTTGAACGTCTGAAACTCAGGCATGGAGATGATAGTTAGCTGTTTCTATTTATTCACTCGTGCCAACGCTCAACAAAATCATCAAATCCACCTGCCCCTCCACAAGGACGCTCAAGGCGGTCTTCGGGCAGTGGGTATAGTTCTTCCTTTATCTTTGCCCTACGACGCTTTGCAGCGGCGTCTAGGTATCTGTCACTATCTGTCTCAGTAATAAGTGTCATGCCTTCTTCGATAAATTCTTCACTTTTGTCTACTGGAAAGAGTCCCATTAAAAAACCTCCCTAAAGTCTGTTTCCAGAACTTTTAGAGAGGTTGCTATCTCTAGGACTATTTATCGACCCTGACCGCGATACTTCTTCTTAGCAACGTTGCGACTAGTCGCAGCATACTTCGTGTTCTTGCTGCTTCCCTGTCGCGTGGTTTTGGGTTTCGACTCAATGATTTTCTTGCCGCTCAGTCCGACTTTTGCTCGTGCCATAGTGTTTTATCAATCGACTTAGATATTATAGCACATTATGCCGCTGGTGGAGGTGGTTGTGTAACTTCTCCACTTTCACTAACTGTTGCAGCAACCAATGGAGCACCACCCATGAATACCGTATGACTAAACTGTCCTAATACAGGGGCACCAAAATTTGTTACAGATCCTGTCGTTGCCGCAGCACCACCATTGATTCTAACCGTAGGATGTCCAGTAATCAGAACATCTGGATGTGGTGGTGGGGGAGGAATAATTGGTATGGTATGAGGAATGCACATATTGCCCGTAGAATGCGCTGGAAGACCGTTGATAAACACGTTAGATGAATACCCACCTGTAGGAGGGTGAACGGGATTAGGAGGCGTAGGAACGGGGATTGGGGGCGGGTGAATGTCATGGTTGCCATACGTCAATCCAGCAAATCTAGCGATTGGTAGTGCTGCCATTACACTTCATCAAAATCAACGTTATTTATCCCTGCCTGTTCATAAAGATGTTGGATTCTCTCGTTTGGAACCTCAGCGTTATACCTCACTGGCAAATAAAAATACCAAATATTGTTGGAAAGGTTACTAGCAAAAGTCTCTAATGCAGCAGATCCCAGCTCTTGACGTACTACTTCGTCTGGTCCTGTTAATGCATCAGGTACTACAATCGTTGTACAGGCAACTTTAATCGTATATACAACACAATCCATCTCAGAAGTCTTTACCTCTGCAATCATTCCAGCACGAGGGTTACCCGAGTCTTCACGTTTGGTTCTGTTCTCCCAATATGCATTGCCAAACGTTCTGCCTAACTGTTCATCATAGATCGCACTGTTCAGATATGATGCTTGTTGGATAAAAGGTTCATATAAAGACTTGTTATCATCATACATCGGGATCGCGCCCTCGGAGATATCGGCGTCACGGTACACCCATGCCCCATCAGGTCTCACCTGTACAACTTCTGTATAATTATACCCCAACTCATCAGCACCTCCATATCCATACTGAGGTTGTCCATAATCAGTACCATTCACAATGGTTAACTCCTGATCATAAAACCCCCACTCGGAGCAGTACCCTGAAACCTCAGCAATACCCAAATACCCAAGCGTGATGATTGGGGGAATGTAATTGAGGTTCTGGGCAATCTCTACAGCAGGATCCAAACTTCCGTTGAAAGACGGTAAGAGATTCAATTGCCCCCATGCTTTCTCAATAACATCCCCACCATACTGTTTGGGTTCATACGTTACTAAATCATTCGCAGTCTGCTCATCCATGCCTTCGTAGTCTGCTACTTCACGGGGCCACAGGTCAATCCGCTCAATCGTCACATTCATCGTGACAATCCGTTCATCCTCAAATGCTGGAACCATCCAAATCTGAGTTGGTTGGATCTCTTCCCATGTAAGCCACGGAGGGGTCTGTGAGATTAACCCCAGATTAAATCCATCGATAATCGCTTGATTGTCCTTTGGATAAAACCTCCCAGCATAAAACGGTACGCCGTTCTGACTCTGTAACGTCTGCAGTTTACTAAAGTCCGCTAATTCAATCGGACCAATGCCGCCCATCGAGGGTGCTAAGAAATTGATGAACGGTACTGCCATTATCGTGTACTCGCTACTTTAAAAAGATCTTTCTTGATCCCTTCAATGTTATTGTGCAAATAGTCTAGAGTATCAGAGATCTTCTCGTACTCCGTCGCTGTCGGACGCTTGTACATCAATTGTGGATTCTCTAGCTGGGAGACCCTCTGTTCCAGGTTCACTAACCTCTGTGACAGCACGAGGAGTAGCTCCTCTGTGCTTATCGGCATATCTTGAGAGGATTGGGGACTCGTCATTTCCTCTGAGGAATCGTTCTGCTGCTTGTTGTTCAAATCCATCACAAAATGCGTCGAAGTTATCTAAAATTTGTTGGTACATATTTACATCAGGTTTTTCCATGATTTTTTCTGGCGAAAATTTTTTTCGTTTTCAGGGTTTTAAAAAACCATTTTCAGAATTATTTATTTGCTCTCGCACGTTCTGCCTTCCACTTCTTGTTCTGCTCTCCTGTACACCACCTCAGATTGCTTACAACATTATCGGTATGCTTTCCATTCTTGTGGTCTACCTCGGGCAATCCCTGCGGGTTCTCAATAAGTGTTTCTGCAATTAACCTGTGAACATAATATCGAATCTGTTTCTGAAACTTTCCGTTGTCATCGTATAGTGATACATTGATTGCCATATACTTTGAGGTGGCACCCCTGTTAGACCCTCCACGCTTGTGTTGGCCTACTTCGACAATCGTACCATCTTGCTTCTCTCTCCATGCTTTGCCGTCCTCAGAGACATAGTAGCGGGGGAACTTTGTGGGAAATTTTTTCATGGCGGATTTTTTTATTTTTCAAATATTATAACACGAAAATATCTATGCCTCTGGGAAACGTTTGTAGCCTAGGGAAGGGGTAGGAGTCCCAACCCGCTTGGCGATCCTAAGTAACAAATAAGGGGGGCAAATCACTGCCCCCTGGGTATACCTTACTGTCAGGCGCTAAGTGTAACTAATCGCCTCGCAATGTGTCGTGCTGTGTGTTCTTTAGGTCTGTATGGAATAGTCATCACATTACCTGATTTGTGTACCCATTTCTCATGCTTACTCCCATTGCGTTCTTTAATCCAACCGTGTGCAAGTGCAAGGCGTTTGAGTTGTTTGTCTGTCATGGTGTTAGTGTAGAGAATGGGGGCGACCCCTCAGAGGTCTGCCATCATCTCGTTCATCTCATCAGCGTCGATCGCCACGCTGTCCCATGCCACGCCGTCGCCAGTCTTGACGAGGTGACGACCGATCTGCCCGTCAGTCATGCAGCGCACGAACTTATCCCAGGGGGTCTCATCATCAGAGCAGAACTCCACACATGCCTTAGCGGTGTTGTACAGGAACTCATCGTTACCAATCCACAGGGCAGCGTTCCAGGTCTCGTAAGTTGCCCAACCGTTGTAGGTGCTGAGGGTGGAAGCGGTCATGTCGTTGTGTGTTGTGTTGATGTGGTTAGTATAGGATCAAAGGGCGGGGTTCAGGTCACCCATAGCCCAGTTTGCGAATCGTCCATAGGAGAGGTTATCGCATAGCAGGCGGCAGGCAAGGAGGCGCACCTGATCACGACGACGCACAGGGACAGTAGAGGTAGAACCCGAGCGCCAGTCGATCTCTACGTTGCGATGCCACAGGGGCAGCACCAGCAGGTCAACAGCGGTAGACTCGTCAAAGGTGTCCAGAATCATGGTCTCTTGTGTGTTGTGTGTATCCTAGTCGGTCTGCCGCTCAGTCGCGGTCGCTGATGTTCCAGTTGCTGGATTGGACCTCAGGGGCAGGGAAGGGGAAAGGGCGACCCTCAGCAAACGCCTTGCGATTGGCGGCAGATCGTGCCATCATCGCATTGTGCTGTTGAGTGTAGGATGCCATGATGGCGGCGAGGTCAGGTGTTTTGTTCATGTCCTTAGTATAGGGTCTCAGGGGGTGCTGTGGGGGATTGGTGGACAGTCTCAGGATTGCCACATGGCACGACGGCGGCGCTTCTCAACCTGCTTAGGTGTCAGGCAGCAACCCTTACCGAAGAACTCAGACTGGCACCAGTTCCGAGGGGGTGTATAGTTCTCACCGAAGGCAGCGAGGTTGGCGCGTATGCGTTGATCGTTGTTCATGAAACCATTATAGGCACAGGGTGGCACGATTCCAGGGCGATGGTGGACACCTTAGCAACCGAACACCAGATCAGCGATGGCGTTGGTGTTGGTATCAGTGCGACACCAGCGGATCGGTTCACCAGAGGGAGGGCACATCCAGATCATGCATTCCTCTCCCCACAGTTTGCCGATCCTGAAAGCGTGGTTCATGTCGGTCGCCCAGTCGCACCCGTTAGGATCGAACTTGCCCCAGGCGCTGGGTTGAACTGCGATGGCGTTGGTCATGTTGCTTTGCTTTGTTCCCTGTATTGTAGACCCTAGAGGCGACCCCACAACCATTTGAGTGCCAGTTCCCAGACTGTCACCCCCTGGTGGCAGTATCGGGGATGATGGGGCAGAGTTGCAGACGCCATGACGTGGTAGTGTGGTTGTACTAGTTCGAGCCGCGATTCTCAATAAGAAAGTCTATTGAGAATGACAGATTGCCGCGGCCGAGTGTTACTTAGCGTCAGGGATTAAGTCGATCAAAGTATCCTCATCATACAGATCTTTGATCTCTTCAATCATCTCATCCTCACTCATCTTTTCATACTCATCCATTAACAAATCATGCGCCAATTGCACCAGAGAGTCCATATCCATGCCATCGATAATGTGGTTGACATAGTTTTCTTTGAGTTCGAAAAGTTCAAAGTCGTTCATGTTATGAATGGTGAGGAGTTGTTTGTCAGTTTGGAGGGCAATAGTGCAGGGATCCATCATACCTCAGGAGAGCAACAGTTGATGAGACAGAGCGCCCATCTTCATACCATTACGAAACTCAGTGACGAAGAATTCAGTGCCATTGTAGAGGCGAACGAACCACTGATAGTTCTTTTGGAATACACCTTCGCCAGCAATACCACACTCGCTGAAAATAGCATTCAGACGAGACTTGGTGGTGTTAGACTGCCAACCACCATCATAGATGCGAATGTAGTTCTCACCTACATCTGCAATGTGGTTGCCGTGCAGATACACTTTGCTCTCGTTAGTGTCAGCGTCAAACTCTACACGAGTGTTAGCAGATTGCCAGTTGCTGTTGTTAGCAATGGCGTTGAGCATTTGACGTTCGATCTTACGCATGAAAGAAAAGAATTGGTTTGGGGTGTGGGAGGAGAGATCGGGTCTCATTCCCCCCCACATGAACTACAATACAGGATCAGGGGGCAATTGCAACCCCCTGTGTGACACTAGATCAACTGGTCAGCGACTGCCTCCATGACATCGCCGTATTCGCCTACGATCTCACCGAAGGCGTCTCGGATGTAGGCATAGGAGTCGGACTCGTCATGCATAGCAAAGCAGATATCCATGGCACGGTCCAGGTCGGACACGGTTTCGGTCTCGCCCAGTGCAGGGCAGGTAACGGTGAAGGTTTGATTGATCATGATGACATTATAGGCACGGGGTCGGACGATCTGGGGTCACTAGTGGACAGTGTGCCAACTGTCACGCCTGGGTCGTGTAATCTATCTCAAATGTGCTCTCATGTTCTGGGGCTTCGATATCATCCAGGATGATACGGTAGTCAATAGTCTTGACGCAATATCCTGCAGCAGATGTAATCTCTTCTACGAGATCATCACCATCCTCTGCCTCCCAAAATGTGCCGATGTAGTCATCATAAAACTCGGCACATTCTTCCTCACTCATAGGATACAACGTATCCTCAAAATCGAACTCAATTTGTGTAACTTGGAATTGCATGGTTAGTGTCAGTTAGTGGTGAATGAGTTAGTGTCAGTTAGTGCAGAACATTTCTTTATACAAATCAAGATCCTGGTTCTTATACTTTTCATTGGTTAACCAGATCTCTTGCTCAATCCAGGCAACTTCGTTTCGTGCCTTAAGCAAACGCTCGCGCAGTTCGTATAACTTTTGGTTGCGCTCAGTGATAGTCAAAATGAAAAAATCCCGTCAACATGTATACAATACACGTAAACGGGACAAATGGGGAGATTAGTGGACACTTCAGAAACTGTCCTCAAAATACTCTGAACGGTCTTTGAATTTGGTAACTTTCTTTTTGGATTGCCTACGAATGTTTTTTACGTCGTAACCGTAGTCCTCAAAATCGTCATTGAGTTCGCTATACTTATCGTAGCGATCATTACGATTAAAATTCTTGCTCATTGTTTTGGGTGATTAGTAACTCAAACTGTGTGTGATTATTTAGATTCAATCAGTACAGATTCTTTGATCTGATAGTGTAGGAATTTACCTACACTGCCACCAGTCTTTAGTTCAATACTGATCAATTCTTTACACAAATCCTCTTCGAATTGATCAATATTATTACAATCAAACGTATATTCTTTGTCTTTATTACTATTATAGACGATTTTGACTTGATTATCAACAATTTCGATACTATCTACAGCTGTAGAGATCAAATTGTCATACTTTTTAGTCATTTGTAAGTTAATGTGCGGGTTTAAAGTTAAAAAATCCAAAAAAACTTAAAATTTAACTTTTTTAAAATTCTCAGTTTTACAAAAAACCGAAAAAGTGAGTTTTTTGGATTTTTGAGGTTTTGAGAAAAGCGGCAGGAGTGCCTCTCAACCCCATGACAGTATTATAGGG